GTAGGGAATTAATGTCTCTATATTAATCTGCTCAACCTGCATTTACAAATCCCTCAATAGCCCCGGCTTTTACTGCTGGTACTGACATTCTGACTCGGTGATAGGTGTATGACCAGACTTCCTTTCGACCCTTAATATTATCAGCCTTTATTCTTTCGCGAGTAACGTACCTCTGTTTTAATAGATAGCACATGACCATTGAGATTTCGTTAGATTTTAAGGTGGTCTTTTCAGCGATCTGTGCCAGCGTTATCTTGCCTTCATGCTCTCGTAGTAATGCTCTTATCTTTACTGCTGCGTTAGCCATTCCTGTCTCCTAGATGTAGTAGCCACGCGAGTATTATATCTCATATAATCATTGCAGCTATGACACATATTAGACTGCCAACGGATGCTATGAATGCCACTTTGATCCATAGTACGAGCCGCCTATCATCTTCATCCCAACTACTTGATATATAGCCCCGCCCTATGCCGCGAGGAGCGTTTAGGTAGGGTAGATACCCATCATAGTTCTTGCTGCGTTCTGCGCCTTCTCGTGACGTTCTGGGGGATGTATCGTAATTTGAGTTCATGTGTTCTTCTCCTTTATCTTGGCTTCAATGGTTCGGATAGCCGCATTGACAGATTGACCTGACTTCACGCAATAGCGCGCGGCATCATCAACTTCCTCATCCGTCAGACCCAACCATTCACGATGCGTGTAAAGTGGTATCCATCCCAAGTCTCTCGGATGTTGCTCACAAATTGTTGCTTCAAATCCAATTTCGGGGCATATCTGTTCATACTCAGGGTCAGGGTTAAGCCATGCTATTGGTCTGCTCATTTTTGGTGGGCAGACAGGCATATTACCCCCTCCTACAAAATGAGAACCTGATTCCACTCCGCATTTTGGGCATTCACTCATGCGCTTTCCTTAGTGTCAGTCCACTTCCATCCAATGAAAATGTAGGTCATCTTTTGGTGAAACCAATTTGGGCGTTCTACTAGACATATTCTCATGCCGTTCGTGCCACCAATACTCCAATGTCCGCTATATACTGGGGCTGGGGCTATATAGGTAATTGGGTTGAATGTGATATGTTGTGGTGTGCTATCACTCATGTGTTCTCCTTGTCATAAGCAACTAAAGCGGCATGTGCAGCAGCATAAGTTTCCCAACAATCGGCATAAGCAACGTCAGCAGCATACGTTGCCCTAGCATCAGCAACATCTGAGGCAGCATTATAAGCAACCATCGCATCCTCAACTGCCCTCACTAGTTCTTCTCTTGTACTCATGTGTTCTCCTCATTTAACTTTTTACCTACACCCATTCCCTTCTCATTCAGCTTAAAAAGCCATTCCCCTTCTTTTCCCATCTCAACGCTTACAAGCCCCGTTGCTACAGTTCCTAGCATCGCGCGAACATATTTCATGTTCTCGCCACAATGCTCTATCCATTTCGGAGCAACCTCCCATAGCCGTTCTCCCGACTGATCTCTAATCGCTGCGACTAGGTTCGCCGCCTGCTGTCGCTCCCATCCACACTCAACTAGGTAGTCAATACTCTGCTCTATTGGGTTACTCATGTGTTCTTCTCCTTGTATTTCTCATTTAAAGCCTTCAGCATCTCTATTTGTTTGCTCAAACGCTTGATCTCCCACTTCCTTCTGTGATTACTCATCTCAGTCAGTAGAGCGAACACGGTTTCAATATCCTGTTCATATGTATAGACCTGCTCCACTAGGTACATACAAATCAAAGGTATTATATCCTCTGTCTCGAGATTGCATACTACGTTATCAAACGCATCAAATGTCTGCACAGTTTCGCTATACTCTTCGATATTTTTCATTAGAAGTCACCTCTATTAATTGGATCAGCCTGTCCGTGGCGTGGATCGTCCATTATCTCGTCTATGTCGCGTCCATCCTCATCCATTATTGCCATTCTTATTTCTGCATCTTCTTCGGACCTTATTTCCTTACGCCACTCACCATCCTCATAATCTTTGATTATTGCTATATAAGATTCCAATAGCTGTTTTTGAGTCGCTTCATCTGCTCGACTGTATGACAGAACGAGCCGAGCCATCGATACCTGATAGTCAGTTGTAGACTTATTTAATATCTTTTTAATGTCCATTAAATTTTCCTTTATACAATTCGACCATTTTAGATAACTCGTTATATTTTTCTTCAAGAGCAATATATTTTTTTACTAAATCATTATGATCCACAACCATTTGATCTATATTTATCTCTTTCAAATTAAAAATATCCATTACATTCTCCCGCATTGATCAATTATTGAGGTTATTGCTACAGACAGCACTATTATAACCACGATCAGCCACGGGGTAGGCTCGAATGGCTTGCGTGGTGGGCGGGGAAAGAACTCGTCGTATTTACTCATTTGTATCTCCTTAGAACCCCCCCGTGTGGGGGGTGGCTGTCAATCAATCAGTAAGAACGAATTGGTTACTACTACAGGCAAAATTCTCGTCAGTTGTGGTCGAGCGAACAAAAATGCGAGATGCGTGTTTTTCACAAACACTCTCTATAAAATAAACCGCATCAGATTTAGGATTGATCTTAAAAAACTCACCAATCTTTACGTCTTTAAGTTTGCATCGTGTCATTTGTATCTCCTGTTTTGGGCTTCAAAATGAGTCCCGATAAAGAATTATGAGTCAATGTATTAGAAAAGGCAACATATTTATAATACATTTATTTATCTATTATAATCAATATATTGCAAACAAAAAAAGGGCCACGATTTCTCGCAGCCCTTTGCCTTACGGAGGATTGTCGCAACTACCAAATTACGACTAGATCAGTTTATCAGAAGGGTAAATTATCATCCATATCATCAAAGGGAGTTTTGTAAGGGTCTGGTTTTTCAGTCTTTATAGGAACTACGTTACCCGTCTCTTTTGCCTTTCCACCTAAGAATTGAATGGTATCAGCCGCGATCTTAGTAGAGTATTTCGTTACACCAGACTTGTCCTCATACTTGTCCGTTTGCAGCCGACCTTGTACGAACACCTGAGAGCCTTTGCCGATGTACTGACCGCAAAGTTCTGCCAGCTTGCCAAACGCTGAAATATTTACCCACTCAACCCCTTCACTTTTTTTGGTTTTCCAATCACAAGCAATACTGAAACTAGCTACAGAATCGCCAGCCGGGGTGACGCGCAACTCTACATCCCGCCCTAATCTCCCGATACCACTCCACTGATTCAAATCAGACATTTTTATTCTCCAATTGATTGATTAATACCTCTACTTCGCCTAAAAATTTATGCACTTCTTCTTCCATCGTTTCTATTAGAGCGTCATCCCGATCCAGCCTGACTATAAATAACTGTAGATGCTCTGGCACTCTAGGATCAAACGATACAAAGTCGCACCAGGCCCGACCTGTTACCCACATCTGGGTCTGCATCTGATTGATGTAAGCAGCCGGGGCTTTCTTGTCGAGCAAATAGCCTAAGTGAGTCTGGGTATTAGGACACTTAATTTCTAATAGACCTCCTGTATCGTTCAGAAGCCCATCAGGTGAGGCGCCTAGCCATTTTATCGTAGGGTGAGTATAGAACTCCGCCTCGTCTACAATACGCCCAGTAGCGGCTGCATATCGCATCCTAGCGTAAGGCTCCTGCTCTGTACCCCACAACATCGCCGCAGAACTGAAACTATCAGCAACTTGACCTGTGACACGTTCTGCAATTATCTGCATACGGTATTTGGCGCGGGTGACGGCCTCTCCTGATTTCCCCTTTGCTAGTACGTCACTCATCCGGCTGGCTGTGACTGAACCAAGACGGCTTTTAAACCAAGCCTCGCTTCCCTGAGTAATCATTTTAGAAAGTACCTCCCAATGACCTTACCATTGTCTAGGTGGACGTTCTCTGTGTGAATGTTGTAGCCCATCGAGCGTAAGTTATAAACTCGCGCAGACAGTCTCATACATTGCGCTTCCATCATCGCATCTAAAGAAGTTATCCGGCGTTTCTTTTTTAGCTGTGCAAGTAACCAAAAGTTCTGAGATGATGGGTTCATGTAGTTTCCTTTTCTATGTGTAGTACGCCTTTATGCCAGAGTTCAAGACCTGCGCCGAATCTCATTGCAGCATTTCGCAGCGCATCTCCGATCCGTTCTTTGCTGGCGTTAGCCCCTGTCTTTCCCTGTGCGTCTCCATAACCTAATCGAGTCACTCCCAAGACGGTCAGTCGAATCCACATCCCTCCTTCTAAGTCTACAAAGGGTAGTCCGTTCTCATCGTAAGCAAGCGGCTCCCAGTGCCAACTAGGATCGACATCGAGAAGCCGATCTGTTAAAGCAGCGTGACCTACATAATCGAGGTGTACTACTTTCGGATGATGCCAGCCGCCACACTCATTACATCTAATACCTTTCATGTAATCGGCTCGTACTTCTTCGGTCTGTTTTGCTGTAGGTTTTGGTAGTCTACCGATTAGATGATCTGGAAATTTGGTTCTCATCGTTACGGGTTCGGCTATAATTTTTTCCATTCCAACCTCCAAATATGGCAAAATGCCAACAAGTATTATACCTTAAATCAAGATATATTATAGAACTATCTGCCCTCCCATCCCTCGATAAAACCTGATAACTGTTTAGCAAGAGATTTGTAAGCCTTATTGTCTATTACAATTAATTTTGTATCTGGATGATATTTTGCCATTCTCTTAATTTTTGTTTTGCTTCTATCGTCCATCCACCCCTTTACTTCGTGATAAGACTCCGATCCATTTAATTCTTTTACCCAGAAATCTGGCAAGTAACTCATGCACCCGCGCTTTATTCCTTCAAACCAAAAGGTTTTGGATTCGTGCTTCCAATCCGCTATCTGCTTTTTTGATTTAAGCCATTCTAAATATCTCGCGTAATTAGCCTCCCAAGCAGACCTATAATATTTGCGTTCGCTTCCTATATCTCGCCAAGCAGCCTTCCAAGAAGCGTTTGCTCTGTTCATAGTTTGCTTTGCTCCAGCTATGCTCATTCTTAATGAATGTGCATCTTTTTTTTCTTCAGACATATTCGCCCACATACTTTTAGAATGTTGGCCCATTACTTCTTTTGCTTCTTTTGTATGGGTTTTTCCAAGCATCCCTTTGGGGTGTCCAAAGGTTGCTATTCTTTTTTTTGTTCTTTCGCCGATTATCTTTTTGCGTTCTTCCGTCATTTCGGGGAATGTATGCCCAAATTCTACAGCCCTTTTTTTCATAACCGCAGAGTGAACTGGCCTCTTTTTACCTATTTTGCTTAATCTTGCTTTTTCTTGCCACGCTTTAAAAAACTCAGAATTCTTATCTTGTTTTAAGTTTAATCTGCACGCCATTGTTCTGACTTGTCCATTAGATTTTTGCAGTTCGCCCATACACCATTTTATTCCCATAGTAGGGTAGTTATTAATAAGCGATTCCTTTTCAGCATCCGTCCATTTTGTTATCATTATTTTCCCTATAGGCTTAAACTAATTATCAACATCTTATTCTATAGTTAAAATTAAAAGTTTACAAGAATGAAGTTGTAATACATAATACTCATATCGGGATTAGTAACCCCGACTTCAGAGAGGGAGTCAGTTATGCAATTCAGTATTTTTTTCGGTGAGATAAGGGCTTACAGCCTACCCCTTTCTATGGTTGTATGTCTGTCGGGTTACTACCGACTCTCACCGAAAAGGATATTGAAATGAGTTCAACTCCGTGGTTCAAGTTTTACCCCGGCGATTATTTAGCCGACACCAGACGCCTAACGCGCAGCCAGCACGGTGCATATCTATTACTTTTGATCGACTACTTTGCTACAGGCGAAGCCCCGCCGAATGATGATATTGTTCTCGCTAGGCTTACGCTATGCGATACGCAAAGCGAATGGTTAGCGATACGCAAAGCGATTGCACAACATTTTGAAATAACGGATGTTTGGCGTAATTCGCGCTGCGAGAAGGAATTGCTAGCCAGACGGTCGGAACATACCAAAAAGAGTGAAGCCGGAAAGAAAGGCAATGAAATCAAGAAGGGGTTATCGCAAAGCGAATCGGTAAGCGATACGCTAAATAAACGCAATACCAGAAGTCAGATGTTAGAGGTTAGAAGTCAGAAGTTAGATGTTAGAGATCAGAAGTCAGAACCAGAAGAATCTAAGTCAAAAGACTTGCGCGGTTCGCGCCTATCCTACTCCCAGATTGTCGAGGAGTGGGTTGATTGGGCGATATTAGAAAGACCAGAACTGACTGCAACTAAAGTTCATTCTATCTACGATCAATTCTATGACTACTGGAAGGCTCAACCCGGAAGCAAAGGAATTAAGTTAGATTGGTTTGCTACTTGGCGTAATTGGGTAAGGCGTGACAAGTCGTTTACTAGGGTAGAAAGGCTGTCTATTGCAGATCAGAATCGCGCTGTAGTAGATGCCTTTAATTTGAAGCTAGACCAACAAGAGGAAGGGGCTATATATGAACACGAATGAGAAAAAGGAATTTAATAATCTTTTAATCGGCACTTTTGAAGTCTACGGAACAAAACTAACGCCAGCTTCAATAATGATCTGGGCGAACTCGATGGATAAGTATTCGTTTTCTGATCTTAAAAATGCTCTTTCATACCATATTCAAAGTTCCCCTTTCGCTCCGAAGCCTTCAGATCTGATCCATATCATACAAGCCCAAGACGGTAGACCTTCTGCTGATGAAGCGTGGGGCATGATTCCACGCAATGAAAGCGTAAGTGCTATCCTGTCCCAAGAAATGCTAACAGCTATGGCAGCAGCGCAGCCGTTACTTAACGAGGGCGATCAGGTGGCAGCTAGAATGGCTTTTAAAGAATCTTATTCGAATCTCGTCAATTCTGCCCGCCAGACTTCTCGACCTGTCGAGTGGTTCCCTTCGCTTGGGAATGATAAGTACGGTAGGGAAGCAGTCGTTAAAGAAGCTATTAGACTTGGGCGAATCTCTGAGACTCACGGTAGAAAGCTACTGCCCCAGATCACGAACTGGACTGAACTGATGAGGCTGTCATGAGGTATCCTGTTGGCTCACAATATGCTGACCTAACAGGCAAAGGGTCATTGGCTGGAATCGCTGAAGAAATTTTGGAAGCAAATAAACTTAATCGACAGAAGCGAGAATCTGCCACCAGAATCAGGATGATGAGAACGGTGGAGATGAGAGAATACAAAAGAGAAAGCCGCGCTAGACCAAGCAAAAGAATGACAGAGGCAATGAGAGACATAGTTAAATACATAACTAAAAAACCCGGCGCACAACGTCGAGAGTTGTTGGAAAAGGCACTAGGTGGACACATTATATCGCCTTCAAGTCTTGGTGGTAGCCTAAAAGCCCTTGTAGATCAGAAGATCATCACTGGAAACGGACGCACGACTAACCGCAAGTTCTACATAATTGGGGCAAACAATGATTGAGACCATAAACCCATTTAAAGCCCTAGACTTTATTAGAGACCACGCTCCACTCTTTGCTCAGGCTAAGGCCAACCTTTTGTACCTGACTGAGTACCGAAAGACTAAGAAAGCGTTACTCATGATCGAGTCAGATGCAAAGACAGAAAGTGCCAAAGAAAGTTACGCTTATGCTCATGAAGAATACATCGAACATTTAAAAGCCCTAGCAGTAGCCGTGCAAGAGTCGGAGAGGCTACGTTGGCTCATGGTAGGAGCAGAGGCTAAGATAGAGGTCTGGAGGAGCCTGGAGGCTTCTGCACGACTAGAGATGAAGTCAACGCAATGAACAAAAAGAAGGAGTACGCGAAGATCGCTGCGATAGGCTGCATACTTTGCCATTATCGCGGAGTGTACGATACTCCGGCAGAACTTCATCACATTAGGAATGGTGGCAAGCGTGAAAACGCTCCTGTCATACCGCTATGCCCAGAGCATCATCGAGGAGCTACAGGAGTCCACGGGTTAGGTAGTCGAGGTTTTTTAAGAGTTCACGGAATTAGCGAGGAGACGTTACTAAGTTTTTTAAACTTGATATTGTGAGAAAAAAATGACAACGAAATATAAACGTAGGTTATCGGCTCATGAAAGTCTCGTGATCTTTTTGGCCGCAGCCCCGGTAATCGTTATCTTGGTTATAATAGGTTATCTAATAGGACTTATGCTATGACCAAAATAGAAGTAGAGTTAACTCCTAGTGATATGCTCTGGATCAATATAGTCGGTCACAATAGATACTTAGTAGCTCGGGCGGGTAAAATTAAAGATGTTAAGCAGGGTAGCCAAGACGGTATAGATGGAGACGTACTTGGTTATACCGCTGAACACGCTTGGGCAAAACATCATAATTTATTTCCTGATTGTCAATTCGTCAATAGGAGCGGATCACCTGACGGAAAAATGGGTAAGTGTACTTACGATATAAAGGCTACTGATATTGCTCATGGAAAATTGCTCTGTACTTTAAAAGAAAATAAATCAGTAGATATTTATGTGCTGGCAATTGTAAATAAAAATAAAGTTACGTTTGTAGGATACGCTACTTCTGAAGAATTAAGACGCAAAGAAAACATAATAGACTTGGGAAACGGAGATACATACGCACTGGCTCAATCCAAATTAAGGAGTTTGAATATTAGATAGGAGGTTAAATGGCTGAAATTTTACTTTGGTTAACATTAACAGTGTATTTTGAAGGTCGCAACGAACCTAATATTTGCCAGCAAAAAATAGCAAAAGTAGTATTAAACAGAATGAAGGACGGGGATATTAAGAAGGTAATTCTAGCCCCATATCAGTTTTCTTGGGTTCCAGAAAAGATGAACAATGGAATACTCAAGCCTGAGCATATTCCTAATATTGAGTCGGTAGCATGGAAGCAAGCAGAAGAATCAGCCCGGATAACTCTATATTCTAAAGATGACTTTCCAGCTACTCACTTCCATTCAGTAGCAGTCAATCCTAAATGGGGTCGAATCTTTTACCAAACTTGCGGAAACCATCATTTCTATCTATAAATAAGTCAGGCGGGAGGAATACGAGTCTAAGATATTCCTTTTTCGGCGGTGTCTCCTAGCCCGACTTAATCTTTATACCTGCTTTTAGATATAAACGGGTATAACTTATTATGAATAAAGACGAGTCCCAGACTTGTCTATTATTAAAGCGTTCTTACGATATTTAAATTCCAGTAGCGGAATAGATACATGAGTCCAGCTATCATACTCCAAAATTACTTGGTCGTATTCTAGCTTAGATTTAATGATCGCCTCGCAGACCTGCCGAGGGGCCATACCTACTACTCTAATATCTGCCGCGCATCCGTATCTATGTTGACTTGTTTCCTTACTACCTACCGATTCATTTACTAACTTGCAGCGATAGCCTGACGTAATCGAGATAGGCTTATTACCTAACACCACTCTAATTCGCTCTAGGAACACCGCCAATCGCAAAAGGTTGGCTGTGTGGTCAGAGTTAGGGGTGTTATCCCACCCGCGTCTTGAGGCTACCTCTGAGGCAGTCAGTTCTTCTAATGTAAAGTGTTCGGTTAACTTCATTCAATTTTTGATTGAACAAGTACCCACTCTTGCAGTGATTGTAGTAGTGCGATATTTTCGTGGCACGAATTGTAATTACTGCTGAAGGTTTCGGTAAGGTCTGCAATTGAGACGGTGACTGCATCAGCAAAGTCGGTGGATGAGGGAACGGAGTTCTTTGCGGAACTGTCGTGGAACACCCGGAAGCTAGCAGGGAGAATAATGCTATCGTCAATTTTTGCATTTCTTAATATCTCCCTCGACCGTTTCTGTACTTGTCCAACGGTTGCTGAATAATCCGTGATGATTTTATCAGTAACCAGCACCTGTTCTGTGACTGCCTGTATCGTATGCTTCTGGGACTCAATTACAGCCTCTCTACAGGACGCTTCGCCAATTTTGATACCCTGATAAACCCCTGTTCCAAATAACGTCACCACGAGCATTATAGCGACCGTGATTTTAGTGGCAAGTGGAAGTGCTAACAAAAACTGAATCATTCAATCGGTTCAGTCGTTTTGAATCTCAAAATCATGTTACCCGCACTTGATATAAAGATCATCCCTGCGTAGACAATCGGCGGGATAAAAAATTGAAAGGTAGTAGCGGATAATTCTATTAATCCTAAAGCCAGAATTAAAAATGCGTTCCACCAGAGCGTTTTAGATTTTACCGCCTTCTTCAATACAGGTACTTCTTCTTTCTTTGTATACCTAGATTCGTAACTCATGGAAAGTTTCCTCCTACGGGATAAGAAGCACCGACAGGTGCAGCCGTCCCGACTGTAGTCCCGGCAGGTATAGCGGTTCCCGTCCACGGTGACTCATTTAATGGGCCGTAGCAGTCAGCTAGTTGCACTCCATTTGTTTTTTTCTTTTGCTTCTCGCAGATCATCGACCACATATTACTCATTCCAGAATCGGCGGTAGTAGTAAATGTCCGAATGACTGCTGGAACTGTCTCCCAAGTAGGAGCCTGTGGATAACTTTTAAGAGGTGCAAATAATGACCAGACCTTTCCTCGTGGGGCTTGGCACGATCCATTCATTAAGGCAAGGTTAGCGATACTTAACCCGCGCAATACAGGGCAGATCGCTACGCCAGCATCGAACTCAAGTCCGTTGATCGTCACCTTCTTGCCGGGAACTGCGGTAGCCGGAGACGCTGCACATAAGGCATATTCTCCTTTGCATATCCATAACTCCATCGAGTTCTCAGCATGAGCTACAGGAATAAATAGAAGTAGAGCTAATATTAGGATTTTCATTTGTCCTCCTTTGTATCTAGCTTTTCAAAAAGTCTTTCTAACGTAATATCAATCTTATCGAATCTGCACTGGATGTCATCCTTCCGGCTGTAGTGAGATGGTAAGCAGACTTCGATCCTTTGAATATCTGTTTTGAGTCTCTCGACCGCATCCCAGAGAGTACGACAGAGCCATCCGACTGTAGCCAGTGTCGCACCAGCCCCGATATTGATTAGAGTTTGTGCATCCATTAGGTTGGGTAGACTAGGTCTACTCTCGTATTAAGTGCCACGCCAGTTGTGAATACTACTGAAGTTCCGCTTGTTACCGTTACGTCAGCAGCGTTAACCATCTTTACCCCGTTTGCATATACGTCAATCTTACCAGATATGTATGTCGCGCTGGTGGTAAAGGTGGTCTGAGCAGCCGTAGCGGTAAACTGGTCATAGATCATCTTGCCAGCGACTACCCCGGCAGCTACCCCGTTCGCAGTTGTAGCCGTTCCAGCAGTCAAACCAGTTGCCGTACCTGTGCAGCTAGTAAGAACGCCAGCCGATGGAGTGCCAAGATTAGGCGTTACCAATACAGGAGAGGTGTCTACTACAAACTTTGTTCCCGTTCCTGTCTGAGAAGCAATGCTCGTGGCGTTGCCTACAGAAGTTATTGCGCCAGTTAAATTCGCGTTAGTAGTTACATTACTCGCAGTGAAAGCCGTTGCCGTTCCAGAGATGTTTGTTCCGACCAGTGCAGTCGGAGTGCCGAGTGCTGGTGTAACGAGTGTCGGAGATGTTGCCCGAACGAATACTCCTGTGCCTGTTCCCGTGTATTCCGCAGCGGTCGAGTGGTAATACTCACCTGCCGAGCCGCCATTCAGACCCGCTAGATCGTTGTGGAGATTCGCTAGTGGAGAGTTAACGTGCGTGTTTCTCTCTGTGCCGTTATAGGTCAGTGTGATAGTTCGCGTATGATCAGAAGTAACAAAGCCTAAAATCCCTAGCTTAGTTGCTACCGTAACATTGGTTGAAGGCTGAGTTATATACGCATCTAGTTGTGAATAATCGGGCGAGATGGAAGTTATATTCGGAGTTGTTACTCCAAAGAGTTTCTTCCATACCGTACCCGCTACTGCTGATTCGTTTGTGTATCCGCTTAGTGTTGCGATAGTAACTACTGTATCTGAAGTTCTGCCCGTGATCTGATAAATCCCGTTCGGGGTTTGTAGATAGGAAGATACCAGCACACTTGCAGAAGCATCAATAACTGCCGCAGCGAAAGGCGTTCCAGCCGATGCCGTAGCGGTTCTACTTGTTCCCGTTCCCGTGGTCGTAATCGTTCCAGTGACAAGTGGAATCGCAGTATAAATCTGCCGCGTGATCGTAGTGATTGATCCACTAGCGTGGCTATCAACTCCAGCCCAGATTGTAAAATCCCAGATACCCGCATCGAATATAGTCCGACCAAGAGCAGCCGAAACAAAAGCGGAAAAGCATACCGTGTCACTAACCGCCGTTCCAGAGATGGTCTGTTCTGCGGTAGTAACGGGGATGGTTGCGAATGTCGAAATGGGTATAGCGTTATTCGCCCCGACAGGAGTTATGTTAGGGGTCGCGTTATAAAATACAACGCCCGTACCTGCTGACGATGTATCCGAATTCGCGTTAGCCCAAGCCGTTCCGTTATATCTCAATACCTGATTAACCAGCGGGGTTCCAATCGTTACTTCATTCAGATTGGATAACGGGATATCTATACTTGCCGAGCCATTAAATGAAACGCCAGCAATGTTACGCGCAGTAGTTAGGGTCGCAGCCGATCCCGTAGTGTCTGCATTGATGGTCGCTGGTAGAGAAAGAGTCACCGCACCAGTCGGAGAGGATACGTCTATCTCGTTTGCTGTTCCTGTGATAGAGACTACAGCCCCATCACCTTTATCGTTAAAGGTATTCCAGTCGGTAGAACTTAAATACCCAGAGGTAGAAGTTCCCGCAGCACTGATGCTTATATCAGGAGTCGCGCCACCAGTAGACGAGATAGGGCTTGTTCCAGTAACCGAAGTGACCGTGCCAACACTGATCGAACCACCAAGACTTGTAGACGATCCGTTGATTGTGATCGCAGAATTGACTAGCTTATTATTCGCTATCGAACCCGCCAGCATTGTATTGGTGACGGTCGAGGTGTCCGTTGTGTAGACACCATCCGTTACCGTTCCAGCATTGCCGCCAATTGACAGACCAGAGGCAGTGCCAGAGATATTAGTTCCGACCAAAGCGGTCGGAGTTCCGAGAGCCGGAGTGATGAGAGTCGGGCTAGTTGCCAGAACATTATCACCCGTCCCCGTATTCGCTACACTAACAAGATTACTAGACCCGTCTGTAGCCACTGCATACGAGGCTGTAAGCCCCGATATGTTCGCGCCTGATACAGACACTACCCCGGAGTCATCCAGCGTAGCTGTGGAGTTCTGAATAAGAAGTCCAGTTGCACCATCGAATCGAGTTATAGCGTTGTCGGTAGATGAACCGGGGCCAACTACATCCCCCGATCCAGCCCCGCCAGTGTTAACCGTGACGATAGATTCTGTTCCATCATCCTTCTTCATGTACAACTTACCATCGTATGTATTGATAGCAAGTTCACCCAAAGCCAAGTCAGTAGTCAGCGGAACCTTAGCGGCAACCGCTGACCGTTTAATCTTGATACTGTTAGCCATTAGGCTCTCCTTTAGGCTATATAGCCGGAGTTAAATTAGAACGTGCCGCCGTCCACATTAATTTCATAATCAGCCGCATCGGTTAACTGCCCCTGTGCGTTAACTGTGAACGCGGTTGTATAGAATCCATCATTAGTTCCGTATGCTGCCGCGGTTACTGCGGTGTTAGTAATTGAGAACTCGTTACCTGTCAGCGTCAACCCTGTGCCAGCGGTATATGAACCAGCGGCAGAGAACTGAACCCAAGTTACAGGAGTTGTTCCGAGAGTTCCACCAGAGTTGACTGAGCAAACCCATCCGCTATCTGCTTGTGTGGTTCCTTGTTCGATGAAAGTAAATGCACCGATTAAAGAATCCCAAGTATTCGCATCGGTAGTCCGAGTCCACGCACCAGCGTTGCATTGGTAGATGCCGTTGTTCTCGTCTAGCGTTTGATTCTTTACCAGAACGCGCATACCAGCGGTGATTGAAATTCCATCAATCGTTTGTGCGCCAGATAAAGTGATGTTAGCAGTGGTAGCAGCGACGCACGAAGCCTTTGGATCAAGACCCTGTGCGACTGAATCTACATAGGCTTTAGTAGCAGCATCTTGAGCAGAAGTAGGATCGCCCAGACCAGTGATCTTGTAAGTACCCCAAGCTACATCGCCTGTTGGTGCCGTTAGATCAGATATAGAAGCATCAGCCGCAGCCGTTACCAGACCCTTACCATTTACCGTTAACTTGGTGTAAGTGCCTACATTGCTATTGACCGTAGCAAGAGTGCCTGTGCCAGTTACAGCAGCAGTACCGTCGAAAGCGTCCGAGGTGTAAGCAATATCACCAGTGATGGAGATAGTGCGACCAGTCTCTAAAGCTACAGCGGTGTCGGCTGTTCCAGTTAGATCACCAACGAAGTCGGTAGAGGTAACAGAGACTAGGCCAACGATAGTTGTTTCAGAAGAACCTAAAGTAATTTCTGTGGTTCCTACTGTAACGGAATCATTTACCAGCATTGTGTTGGTAACGGTTCCCGTGTCGGTTGTATAAACGCCGTCTGTAACTGTTCCAGCATTGCCGCTAATGTCAGCGACGATTTCATCAGTGAAGGTTTTTATTCCATCGACTGTCTGTGCTGATGACAGATCTACAAACGCGCCATTACCAGCGATAGTGATAATGCTGGTAGCTGTACCACCAGCCCCGCCCGTTCCTGTACCATAATACAAGATATTCGTTTGCTCATTGAAGGCTAGTTCTGCGTTCTCTAGTGAAGCGGGTGCGCCAGCCCCGCCGCCGTTTGCCCTACGTTTAATTCTGATCTTGTTTGCCATTTTTAATACTCCTTAGAAGTTTCCACCATCGGTTATTTCAGTCTGATTTACATTGTTCCATTCGTTAGAACCGAACATTACAACATCCCGATATTGAATATTACTCATCACGACGGGATAACCTGCGATGAGATTATTATTACCGCCACCACCAGTGCCTCTATTGATCTGGATGATTTGTTTAGGAACTGGCGTTACCTGTACTGTGAGATTGTTCCCATCAGTTACGTTTACATTAAGGTTCGCCATATCAAACCTTTACAATTCCATCACTGCGAATAATAAAGAGAAGGAAGATTATATTGTCCTCTGCCGGAGTGCTTCCAGCAGCGACAAAGCCTATCTTAATCCGACCAGAGAAACCCGCACCATTGACTGAACTTATAGCTAGTTGAGCATCATCATCAACTAAGTCCCACGAAGTATCATCTATGATAAGCGTGAAGGAGCCATTAGCATCATCACGGTTAACGATAGTTAAAGGGATCGGGGTGGGGGTAGGGGTGTAATTCGTTATGTCGAAGGTCAACCCGTATCGGGAGTCCTTCACATTGGATAGAGTTCTGCGGACTATCTGAGCGTCTATAGTCGCATCGGTTAGATCGACGGGCGTTACGCCATCATCACCAGTTAAAGCGAGATTCCAGAATGTGGACTGTTGGTATACGAGTTCGCCAGCGATAATCGGATTATCAAATCCGCTGACTTGAGATAGGGAGTTCTTATTAAATACTGCCACGATCTGCTCCTTTACTAGGAATTCGGTTCGCTCACTAGCGAATCCGTGCAGTCATGTAATGTCTTATTTTTAGATTTTAACTGATTACGTCTTTTAATTCTACTTCTGGATTAATCCACTGACACGTTTCTTCATCCAGTGTCCAAGTAGGATCAGGTTGTGGTGGGATAAACGCATCTCTTACTGGATCGTAGGTGTAACCGATACCTGCATAGTTCTTGCGTAGAGGTCTGCCCTCTGGGTGCTTACCACCAAACGTGTTGTATGAGGTCTGTAACCATGTGCCGGGACTAGAGTCTACAAATGTATCAAAGAACTCTTGTTCAGCAACAATGACGTTAACCACTTTTCCATCCAATACTTTAGCGAAATGGCTCATGCTGTGTAACTCCCAGAAGCTGTGAATTTAATGATTGTATTAGCACCTGATGTTGTTATGGTAGGTGAGCCTGTAGTTGTACCTGTGTAATTAACTGTTGGCACTGAAAGAATAACTACTCCAGAACCACCAGCTAAACTTGTTGTCGTATTGTGACCAGAACTCCCCCCGCCGCCGCCAAGATTTGCAGTACCAGCAGTACCAGCAGTACCAGAGCTATTCCCACCATTTCCACCACCACCATTTCCACCTGCGCCACCAGCCCCACCCCCAGTATAAGACCCACCGCCACCACCGCCACCATAATTTACTGATGAACCTGTTATAGATGATGCAGTTCCAGCGCCTCCGGCTGAACCAGTAATTGTAGATGTATCAGCTCCAACTGCCCCAGCGCCACCGCCACCAGCTCCACCACCATTTCCATTAGATGATCTACCACCAGCAAATCCCTGACCAGTAGTTTCATTCCCACCATAATAAATACCATTATTTCCGCTTCCACCCCCACCACACCCGCCACTATTTCCCGATCCAGTAGGGGTATTTGCAGCCCCGGGACTTGTCCCTCCACCACCACCGCCCAATGAAAATACTGAACCAAATGAGCTATTTTGCCCATTATAGCCATTGTTTTGTGTTGAAAGAGTTGCGGCTCCACCAGCCCCTACAATAACAGGATATAAGGTTCCAGATGAGAGAGCTAAAGAACCAGACAATACCCCACCAGCACCGCCACCACCAGCTCTACCACCACCAGCAGCAACCCCAAAACCACTTGCCCCCCCACCAGAAACAACTAAATAGGTGGCTGCATAAGTACCAATTCCAACCCAAGCTGAACCGTTATAAATCTCCAACAGACTTAGTGTTGTGTTATATCTTTGCATCCCAGTAACAGGAGAGGGTCTTTGTGCTGTTGTACCTACTGGTAGAGTCCAAGCCCCTGTAGTGCTTGTTGACCCCGTTCCACCGTTAGCTGTTCCCAATGCTCCGCTGACTCCCGTTCCTAAAGCAACCTGACCTGATGAGTTTGTATTATTTGCTAACTGACTTAGGTTAAAAGCGTTTGTCATGCTGCCCCCGCGCGCGCGAATGTTTGTTGTAGAAGTATGTTATCAATTATAGTCGGAGTGACTGCTAAAGTATATCCTGTTGATACAGCAGTATAATCCACACCATCTTTTTGTAAAACTCCGTTTGTATACAAATTAAATCCACCTACCGATAATGAAAACGCATAAGCAGCTTGATCGACTACAGTATTACGAACCACATTTACAGGAGTTCCATTAGGAACACCTAGATTATTTGGAGTCCATTGCATTATCTCAAGATCGCCCGTAGTCGCATTGGGAAAGTTTGTAATAGTCTGCCCGATAATATCATAGTCTTGTTCATTGATTACCGTTCCATTCAAGAATAAGAGTTCGTATCCAGAATAGATAACAAAGCCAGAGGCCGTATAGCTTCCAGCATCAGTAAGCGTTGCTGAATGTCTAGTAAATGAGGCATAAGAAGTGCTTGTATTAGTATCGGTCGATCTAAAAGATATAACAGTAATGATATTATCTAATACTATTCCTGTTCCGAACGTCACCCCGCCAGCCGCGTCCGTGTATTCTGAAGTCTGGCACAATGTTCCCTGATTAAATACGAAACACTGGCCTACTATATAGGACACGTCCCGAGATACCGGGAAGAATGTCTGCCCACTTGTCGCAGTAAATGTCGATATAGTCATTTCAAAAGTATCGGGTGTGGTGAAGCCTACCACCCGCCCATAAATATCAATGGTGAGCGTTGATGGTGTGGTTGTATAGGTATAAACACCGCTTCCAAAATCCAGATATGGGGCTAGTTGAGCCACTACAATTCCCGCGTCATTGTTAGTTACTAATATCTCCCCTGTCCCGGTACTTGTAGTTCCTACTTTTAATAACTGCCCTGTTCTTATATCCAGATCAACAAAATTAATTCCGTCAGGCAAAGCCGCCCATATTGTAGGATCAAATAGACCTGTCTCATAAGGAACAAAAGCCGCAGTTCCAGAAGCGTAGATAGCAAATCCTGTATCAAAAGACATCTTGCGACCAGTTCTATTTGTATATAAAGGATAAACTGAAGTTCCAAAAGTAGGCTCGGCCAAATACCAAGAGTATGCTGCTGGATTAGTGCTAGGCGTTACGCTGTTTTGATTAAGTAATCCATAATATGATTTACCTCTAGGATTAAGATTAAAGCCCGTACCTGTGATCGTATCGGCATAAGCGATAACTAAGTATTGTTCTGAGTATTGGAAGGTCGTGGGCCGCCATTCAAAGACCGCACTAGGCAGACTGAAGCTAGACGCCCCTAGACTATTCATCATTCGAGTGACGAAATACCAATCCCCAGAAGGAATCCCCGCCAAAGAGATTAATGGGAGGACTGTATTAGTATTCCACGGAGTTCCGTTTGCCTGTACCTCGCTAGTACCTGCAAAGATTAATTGCGCCTCTGTAGGGCTTGCAAACGCGGTGTAATACAGTTCTGCATACTGAGAGATGCCAGCACCCGGAGTCGTTACTTGAACTAAGAATAAAGGATTAACCGCAGTCGGATAAGAAGTAGCTACTATAGGCGGTGGAACCGTTCCAAATACTAAAGGGTCGCCTATACCAGAGTTTGGGCTTGGTTGGAATTGGGTTATAGCTACATCATCATAAACCGCTGGATTAAATTCCATCAAGAGCAGGTTAACTATAATCGCCCCGTCATCCTTAAAGGTCTGTGATGATTTGTTAGTGCGGAATAATTTATCTACCCAACCATAGTTAGCATTGGTCATCGAGATAACATCTCCAGCCTCTATTTGCAATCCTACAAAGCCTACAGAACAAGTGACCTGCAAATCTTCACGAGCCGCCTTTAAGAAGCGATTGCCTAGATATTGTGCGCGTACATCATTATTAACGAATGGAACTGTAACGGATTGCTTGTTTACAGGCTCATTGGGGAATAGCAGCCCGGGGTCGATCTGCGCCAGATCAAAAGTGGAAGTATTAAATGTATCTTGATTCGATGAATCCGGGAATTTAACTTCTGCAATATTAAAGGTATTAGATAAATCTACAGGAGTTACCTGTAGTCCAGATATAATATTACTATCATTTATTTCCATTGCTACTGTGTAGGTTGGCTGCTGAACTATAACTCCCCATTGCGCCGTGATCTCGTCGTATCTTAATAAACAATCGCAGCTAGAAGTCATATCCTGTAGCGTTGCCATTATAGTTCTTTGAGTATCTACAGCCCCATCGAAACGAAACCTAGCTTGGGTTTGAGCTAATCCACCGTCATCTGTATAGGGGAATGATTGATCGCTATAAACATCTAAAGCGTCGAGACTTTCTGTGTCTATCTGCGTGAGAGGTATCGCAGCCCCGTACTTTGTATTAATTAAAAAATCTGATATACATTCTCCGGGCTTATATCGGCTGTTCTTTACTTGGAACTTGGTCTGGGCTAGACCTCTAATATTTGCTGTGACACTATATGTAAGAACCATAATAACGAAAGCGCAATTCGTCATTAGTTTGCTGTTATCCCATTGATATACTAAATCAGCGTTTTGCATAATACTAATAGCTGTGCTGCTTGAATTGGTCGGGCTATTAGAACCGTTATTATAAAAATACATCTGTATCTTTCCAGCTACATTCGTTTCTGATTCCCCCGTAGACTCATCTAAAAGAGCGTCTACCTGATATTGATTAGTCGCATTAAATATGCACTTTTTACCCGCAAAAAAAACATCCCCGAAAGTAATGGTGTCTGGGGTCTGCCCTGTATTTGAATTAGTTACTTCACTTAATGCCAGGACATAAAACATTCTTTGTTCATTATTTGTAATGCTAAGGTCAACCATTGTTCCGCCGACCCACGCATCCCCATAGATCACGGGTAGCTTATTCGCTGTGGCAGGGGGAACTTGAACTCTATTTCCGGGGTCGCGGGATTGCTCTCCACCACCAGCACCGGGTGCATTAGGGCCACCAATCACCGCAGAAACAGCGAAAGAAATAGCCATTGATACAATTAGATTGACCGCAAAAGATGCAACCATTAATGCGGTACTAGCTGCAATTGCTGCCATTGCTGCCGTTAAAGATATTTCTAAAACTATCGCTAGAATAATCGCAAAAAATGCGTGGGCTTCCGCTGTGTAAGTAGCGGTGGTTAGGAATACAAATATTATTGCGGTGAGCTTATCCACGTTTCTTCCATTTTTCTAAAGCCGTATCGTTCATAATTTATGGTCGGGCTATTATGCGCTTTACCCATAACTATCTGATGCACCTTACCTTCTTCTTTTAACTTGTTTCCATGATCTAAGAAGGTCTTAAATAATCTGTACCCTACCGTAGTCTTTCTAAATTCCGGCTTTACATACCACGCGAGTTCATGGAATACCCATGTCTTGTCGCACCATATCGAAGGTATGTTCATGCCCATAATCAAGCCTTTCCCTTCCTCGATAAAAATGACCCCTCTACCAGCAATCAAAGAATCAAATATCTTCCCCCACCATTCTGGGTTATCCATATTCTGGAAAAATGGAATCTCGCTCTCTTGCTTAAAAAGTCTCATTGTGTCGATTACTTCTATCTTGTCGAATCTGTTGGCTTGTCTTATCACGATGTAGCTAATGCACCCTTTCCAAATTGATAATTGATCGTTGTTATGTATGAAACTCTATTCATGCTGGTATCCCCGGGCGTAAAGAACTGCCAAGCGTTATCATTGGTATATCTTCCCGCTGTTCTATTTTGCAAAATCATCTGGATTGATGAAGCAGATATGGCTATTAATCCAACATACGCTCTAGCTTCTTCCATCCATTCTTCGGTAATTCCGAATGAAGTGACGTATCCATTAAAGAATTGATATAGCCCGCCTGTGCCACCAGTGGTTAACAAGACTCCATCAGTCCCGAAAAATCCCTTCCACGCTTCGATCTGTGAGCCTTTAATATTCTTGCTCAAGACCAGCCCTAGCATAGCCGTATCTATTCCGACTAAGGTAAAGATAGTCTCGTTAGCTGTAGATTTTATGTCTCTAGTCGCGTCACCTACCCTAACTATCTGACCCAGACCGGAGAATGGTTGCGCGTCTACTGCTGGAACGGTAATAGAGGATGGAGCAGAAGTTAAAAGGAATGTTTCATCAGGAGTAGTTAAACGAATAAAATCAGCATACCGAATGTTATTCGTGCCGACCAGTGGAGGTATCGTATTCATAGCACCGCTTCAAACGCTTTGAATGTTCCTGACCAAGTGATATAAGAATCATTCGTTATCGGCATGAGATTATAAATAGGATAGTCTTGAAGAATAACCGGGAAGGTGCAGCCTATATAAGAATTGCCTCCCATTGCTACCGTTGTTCCATACTGCCCTATAACCGCCGCTACTGGCGTGAGTAGTGGAGTGATTAGGTTACGATGGACGGGGATGTTTACGGTTGACCCAGAGCCTCTAACAACGTCTGCTGTGGCTATGTAACTATATCTCCCGACCTGACAGAAGTCGCCAGCCTTAACTATATAGAGCGACGGGCTGATAGATGGCAATGAGCCTAATACCAAAACTTTTGCAGCCGATGTAATCTCCCACTCGCAAAAATCAATAGCACCAGAACTCATATCGCCCTGATATTCTATATAACTAAGCCATCCAGTTACACCAAAATTTAAGTATTGCTCTAGTGACTTATCTGGAATTCTCAATGAGTTAAGAAGTCCTCTATTCTGACTATAGAGTAAATAATTATGCGGCTTCATTTCAAACAAGAAAGGAACAACAGTTAAAATCTCCGCTGTAGAGATTCTCTGATTCCGACTGACTACTTGACCGACAAAGCGATGATCGTTAATGCCTATCCATTCGCTATTAATTAATATCGTGTTAAGGCTCATAGTTTACCTGTTCACTGGAACGGAGCGATTTGCTGATTGATTTGCTGACCATACCGCCGTCTTGTTCTTAGATAAGAATTGTGTCGCTGACTGCGTATCTATTGCAGACATATATTGTATGTACGGGCCATTATACGTTACGGATGGCTGGCTTTGCATGGACTGGCTCATGCGATTGTTAGGAACAATAGTTCCAGAGCTTTTAGGTATAAATAATTCCGGGCCATTCTCGCCTACAATAGCGGGGCCATTAATACTCCCTCCCGCCGCCAGCATGGGCATCCCTGCAAATCCGCCTACATCCCAACCCTTGCCAATACCTTTCGCCGCCCCTGTTTTTCCCATTCCACTAATTGCGCCAGTAATGAATCCTACCGCTGCCATCGCAGCTTGCATTGCATAAAATTTTACCAACATAGTGGATATGTCTTGCAGAATACTTAATGTAAACTTTTTAAACGACAATGTACCATTAGAAGCAAATTGATCTATTGCTGATCCAATGGAGTTAGTGAACATACTAAAGGCACTCTCTCCCGCCTTACTGTAATTCATCGCATCATCTTTAAACTGGTTAAAGGATTTTTCCCAACCAAAAGAAAATGAATACTGTTGAGCCTGTATGTTCCGGATCGTGTTCTCAGTTTGCTCAACATATATTCTGCCTTGTTCTTGGATAATGTCGCGCTGCTTTTCTAATACTACCGCCAGCTTTTCGTTACCCATAATACGAGCGTCAAGAATCTTTAACTCGACCTGAGCTATCTGGTTGCTAAGTTGCTGTTCTACATTAAGAATGTCTGTTCTTACTTTCTGTTCTCGCTGCGCGTATACAGCTATCTCGGCGCGAGTCGTCACCTGATCTAAAGCGAGTTTATTCTGCCTTATGTATTCCGCTGACAGTCTTTCTGCTAGACCGATCTGATGATCTAGGGCTTGAGCCTTTGCCGCGTTAGGGTCTTTAGCAGCGGTTACAGTTCTTCCCGTACTAGCCGAACCAGAGGGAGCCTGTTCTATTGGAATAATTACATCTTGCATAAATCTTTGAGCCGCCGCCCATGTCTCAAGATTCTTTGCCTTCAGCATATCGTATCCGTCAGCGATACCTTTGAAGTCACCGGTTAATACTTTAGCTAATGATTCCCCCATAAAAACTAGGGTGTCAGCAAGTTGAGCTACCACCGATACCAGCGTATTTATTCCAACCGCTGAATACTTAACATAGTTTTCTAGCTGGTCAAAAAAGAACTTTTGCGCTACTGAGTTCTTAGTCCAATGGTCGTATAGCTTTCCAAGCGTAGGGATAACCGCGTTAGTAAACATCAACATTGTCTGTCCAGCCTTCGCACTCAAAGCATCATGCAGCCTTCCAGCTTCTTCTACCGCTGCCGCGTAAGATTTAAATTTATCTCGCGCCACTTGGGTTCCACTTGCCAGACCTACAAAGTCCACTCCTTTTGCAGCGCGACCAAACATATCCATAGCCGCAGCATTTCTAGTGATCGGGTCTTGAATAGCAGCTATAGCGTATAGAGTCTTGTCAAAAAGTTTATCCGGGCTTGATTTGGCTAGATCATTTAATGAAACGCCCAAGCGACCAAAGGCTTGTTGTGCGCCTAGTGACCCCTGCGCGGCCTCTCCGACCTTTGCTGTGAATGATGAAAGAAGTTTTGAAGCGTTCTCTGCGTTACCCCCGTTCTGTGCCAGACCTTTAGAAAGGGCTAGTATAGAGGCTACAGCGACTTCATTGGCTTTGGCAGTATCAGAGATAGCGTCACCGTAAGATAACGCTTTGTAGGTCATTGCAACGAAGGCAGCACTTGCTATCGTCGCGGCTTGCTGTGCATTATGAGCGAATTTTGCGAGACTGCGATCAGCACCCTCGATGCCCTTCTGAAACTCTGCTGAGTCCAGCCCCAGAACTACGCCAAGTCTTGCTAACATTCCCATCATCTACCCCTTAAATATTTTCTTGGGTGCGTTCGGTGCTGCTCTCATATAACTTTGCAAAGCCGTATTAGCGGCTGCGTCTTTTTGTTCCTTCGTCAGCGGTGGGTATAAATATTCATACGCCTTCGGTATGATGTCTTGTAGTTTAAAAGCGGTCTGATTTTCCGACCTCATGTAATTATATATCGCGCCAGTCAATGATCCTAGCACTTCTAACATCCCACGATTCCCGATAAGCCCGTCGGCATACATAATACAAATATCGGTAAAGCGTTCTTCGTCTATGCTGTCAGGATCAGTTCCATTTGCAGTTAGCATCGCTTTTACCTGCCTACGGACTGACCCCGTTATTTTCCCTTTGCTTCCTCGTATCCGGGTGAGACTGTCTCGCTGATATTCTTAATCACCTGTAGCTGAATCGGCAGAGGGAATAACTCATCTATCATCGGATAAGTAATATTAGCCATATCAAAGTCTGCTTCTTCTGGTACTAGCAGTCTGAATAGTTCTGTAATACGTTGCTCTAATATTCTTTTATTCGTTGCTGCCGCCTTCATAGAGTTGCCGTCTACTAGAACATCGTCCTCAGTAATATGACAGTTCTCACTTTCTTCCAAATCTTTAATCAGGTCTTGGTAGTAAATGTCGATGATTTCATCATCTATTATTTCCATCCGAACCTGCATCTCCTCAAATTCTTTTGTGAGAGGCACTTTAACTTTAAAGGTATGACCGCCCATAGTGAATGAACGAGTCCTTACGCTTTCTTTATGCTTTACGAACTGTGAACCTAATGCCTTCTCTAGCTTATTCATGTCTTGTCCTTTTATATTTTCTTCGATTTGAATTTATCTAAATTTTGTTTTATTAATCCTGATAGCTGATTAAGTACCACTCCCGCCTCTCCTTCTAATGCTGGACGTAGAAATGGAGTTCCTACCATTTTCTTTGTCCCAAACTCTACCGCTGCTGCTCTCATATCACTTTTTATTCCGACCTGCTTTTCACCAGTCTTTATATTGGTAAATTCCGTTTTGGCTAACTTCTTTCCGGGAGCCGTTGTAACCAGCCCAATTACTGTATCAGTCTCGCTTATATACTTTGACCTCTTGTCTTTTCCAGTAGGCTTCCTAGATTCGACCCTTAGAGACGCTGCAAGCGCACCAGTGTCTCGCGGTACCAATGCTATTGCCTGAGCGAGAACGGGCAGCATAGCCTGTCTTACGGACTTTTTAAGTATCGCTTGATTATCTTTTGGGCCAAAGTTGTCCGATAACTCTTGGAATACATCTTTTAGTTCTTTGAAGCCTGTAAATTTTACCGTAGTGTTAGCGGTGTTAGCCATTACTCACCTTTAACGACTATCTTTTTATAGATTTCGTTATTCAGAGCGACTGTGTAATCTGCTACCTCCTCCGGCGTCATTGTGTCGGCGTGGTTCTTTGCTATTTCATAGGCTAGATGGATTCCAGCTATCCGCTGCTGCTGGTGGGAGAACCAATTTTTTTGGCCTGAGTTAGCCTGATGAATTATGTATTCGAGAAGTGCTGCGGAATTATTTGTTATCATATATTGTAGAACCGCCCCGAAGGGCGGCTCATCTCTTAGGTGTTGTTAGACCAGCCGTAGTTCAATCCACCAATAGGATGGATAGTGAACTCAAACTTGTTTTCAGCGTTAGGCTGCAAATCCCACTTCAAACCACCGACCATACCATTGAAGGCATAAGCGACAGTATCGGTGCCGTCATAGACTGCTACTACATATGTGCGAACAACTGTACCGCCATATCCATCTTCACGGATTTGCAATTGTGCCACGTCAGCAGGATTCCAAGCAGAAGTAACCGTTAATGAAGTTACTTGATTCTGCGTCGTGACCTTCGCGCCAGTTCTTGCGCCAGCGACCGAGTAAGCGGCTACAGCATCATCAGAACCAAAAGCAGGTACAG